ATTTAGCTTACCGAGAATGCGACAGCTTTCTTCAATAACAACGTTTTTTAATCGCCCAGAAGTTGCTTCTATTTCCCCTCTCGCTTTTATATTCTGAAATTCAGCAAACCCATTTTTATTAATATGCCAACCATCAACACCTGTTTTGTAGGTGTTAGATTGAATTACATTTCCTATTTTGGCATTTGTGATAGACCCATCTTCGATAAATAAATCACGAATAAAGAGCTGCCCATTTTTGGCATACATAAATAATTCCATTTTGCCGTTATTCGGGTTATACCACGCAAAATTATTGGCGTTATAGCCGATATAGGATTCTAATTTCCCGTTCTTAACCTGAGCACTAATCACCTGTCCCGCTGCGTTATAACTCACGCCATTGTGTTTAATGGTGATATTAATCGAGTGGGTCACAACACCGTCACCTGATTGCTCAAACGTGGCCTGCATTTTCTCCTGTATCATGCCCTCTTGTTTATCAAACTTAGCCTGAACCTGCGTTTTATTTTCAGCAAATGCCTTGTCAGTTTTAGAGATAGCTTGAGAGTTTGAAATGATATCCGCTTGGGCTTTATCCATCTCAGTACGAATTGCCGTAAAACGCTGTCCAAAGGCTTCATCAAGCTTAGTGATTGAAATTTGTGCCTCTTCAATGGCTGACTTATTATCACCAACGGCGGAATAAACCCGTTTCATTTCCTGCGCCCATGCCTCGTTATCAGACACTCGTAATTGTTGAAGGTGGGAAATGCCTGCCTGAGCATTAGCAGAACGTTGTAAGACATCCGTAGAGAGTGCATAGGTGGCATTAGTCAGTACTGCAATGGATTCCGTATTCCATTTTAGCTCTTCGCTGAGTTGTTTAAACGCCTCAGAATCCCTGACCTTTTCGTCCACCTCATCAAGAAGGTCATTCGGTAATGAGTTAGGGACACCACTGGCTTCAATAAACGCTGATTTACCATAACTATTTATTGTCCTGATATAAAAATAGTAAGTGTGCCCCGCTTTCAAATCCTCTTGCGTCCAAAAATTTCCTTGCCCTACTTTATTTGTTTTGGTTATCACTTCATTTTCAGAGAGATTAGCGAGCTTTTTCTCACTAAACCAAAACTCAAAGGTGTAACCAAAAACCGCGCTATCGCCTTGTTTGGGTGACGCAGTTAAGCTAAACATGCCTGGTGTTATTTCTACACCCATCGGTGCAGGCGGTGCCTGAATAACAAAGTCACTAATAGCAGGAGCAGACATTGCACCCGCAACATTAACGGCTCTTACCTCAACACGATAAGTGCCTCGAGTTAACCCATTAACATCAACACGTTCACCGGGTACTTGAATTGATTGGATAACCTTGCCATTTTCAATAATGTTAACCGTGTTATAGCGAATATCCGATGCGACGTTCTGCCATGAAATATATCCCTGAACGATGTCAGTAATAGAAAGGGGAATAAATGCCAAATTAATGGGCGCGGCTACACCGCCTGTGGGTAGTTTAGTAAAGGGAGGACGCTCAAAAGGCTTGCCCGCTAAGTCCTCATAAATATAAGGACCGTCTTCTTCAAGGGTTATTTCAACACCTTCTGTTGGGTGAAATTTCCAGTCTGCAATACGAAATTCTAAATGACTGATCCCCAGTGAAGGCAGTTCTAACTTAACGACATCACCAGGGCGATAAGCATAACCCTCTAAGTTCATGCGTAGCTGAACTCGACGCCCTGCTCTTTTTTTACGTAAGTAGAGATTGGATAATCGGTTTGCTTGGTATGGACTAGTAACAAATCGATAATCCATATTTTCTTTAATTTCTAACCCATCTTCTATCACCCATTCGTCAATGACAACAGGTTCAAAATCTGTTTTGTTATATTGTTGTTCCGCATCGACAAACGTACCGTAAATCGCATTAGTCGCATCACGTAATGAAAGCTCTGGCGTTACCGTCACAGTGTCAATTATTTGAGACTCATCTATCGTCAGTAAAGCGGGTCCATTATATACCTGCATTAAAATACCGTGTTTTCCTGCAATATACGTAGGTTCTGCTGCAATGCATTTGTGCATCATTTCTAAGACCGAGGCGGGGCTTTCTTCCAGTTCGTACGCACCATTTAGGGTATAGCGAGGCTCACTTTTTCCATCTGGTGTTTGCACGGTTTCATCACAAATATCAGCACTCACCTTAAAGGAATTCCAGTCAATATCCGTATCAGGAACACCTAAATAGCTTCGGTAATAATCCAATATGACTAAGGCGCCATTGTTGGACCACACTGTTTTTTCTGTACGGGGATCATAAATTTCTTTACCCCATAATTCGCTTTTTACATTAGGCACACCATAAGGAAATTTTTCTTGATCAAAGCGTAATGTTAAGCGTAACCATGCAAGCCCTCGCCCTATCATATCCTCTTTCCATGACAGTGCTTTTTTTAATAGATAAGGATCGGCGTCTTCTCTGCCATTATGAAGTTCATATTGTGCGTTATCCCCTAACTCCTCAATTTTGTCGTCATTAAAATAGATTTGACCTAACTTATGAATGGGATGAGAGGCAATCGCTAATGCCATGTAGAGTTCTTCATTTTCATCTTGCTCACCTTCCTCTTCTTCAGCAAAGAAAAGCAAACCTGACATCATTGTTTTCCCGATGACAACCGTTTCAGGGGCTGAGGAAGAACGTAGCATTTGCTTTCGCTCAGATTGGTCGCGATAACCTGAACCCGGTATTTTATCTTTGAAAATAAACGCACTCGCAGCTTGAACGGCAATGCCTGCAACAATCAATGCGGTACCCAATCCACCGGTGGCAATAACCCCCGCAATCATTAAGCCAGCAGAGACAACACTTGTTACCGTTTTGCCCATTATTGTACTCTCCATGCTTTAATTGGCTGATTATTCACAACGCGAACACCGTCTGTCGAAACCGCCCATAATTTATTAGCCCACAGCACACCCAGTGTTTTTCCATCATCGCTTTCAAACATAACAATATCGCCACGGCCAGCCTGATTAACAGGAATGTCATCAAAGTAGCGACTGACCGCCTCTTCTAATGTACCGAACTCTTTTTGCAACACTCGAAATGCGCCATTTTTTGTTTTATAGCGCCCACGAATATTTTCACAGGGATCAAAGTTACAAATGGCCATGACGCAATCTGAGGTAAATAAACAACAATCATGTTCACCCCATGAGAATGGGCGATTAATGGCTAATTTTAAGGTTTCAGATAATCGAGTTGTCCATTGTGGGTGTCTCATGGTTTTCTCCAGGCAATAAAAAACCCGCCGAAGCGGGCCTGTGGTAAAATATAAAATTACAGAGGATTTCTTTCTTTTTCGCAGTCCGATGTCATTTCTTTAGAAATTATATCCATATTGGGATTTAATATTGGCTTATAATAATTAAATAAAAATATATACGATTTTTTATCTGATTCATCTACAGCTAAATTTATGTAGCTATATTCATCTTCATATTTATAAGTATTATTTTCCTTGTCGAATATTGAACTTCCATATCTATCATTTAAATTTTTAAATATATCTTCTTTAGTTATTTTAAATAAACTTTTATTTTCGGTTGAAAATGAATATTCAATACCAATTAATCCATTTATTTCTGTTTTCGAGTTTTCAGGCAAAAATAATAGTTTGTATATTTGCCCTTCATTATTAAATCCATTATTTAATTTTTTCGTTTCCAATATTACCAATGGGCAAACGCTTTGATCATCTTTTATGTTAAAACTATAGTTAGTCTGAGTCTTAAAATTATTAATATTCATTTCCCACTGCAAACCAAATGGGGCTAGTTTTAAATTATCACTAGATTTTTCAGTATGATCACATGCTGTTAGCATAAAAACTAATGTTAAACATACACCTAAAATATATTTAAATTTCATTTTAAAACCCATAACACGCTATTATTTATAAATAAACGCAGGTGCATTTTTCTTACTGCCCCAATAAATAGCCCGATCAGCCATTTGCGCCACATAACGGAATATCCTATCGCCATTCTTACGTTGAGACCATGATTTATCAGTAAATCTGTCGGGTAAGCCATAAGACCATCGTTCAAAACGGTTTGATACGGTTACTGCGATTTCGTTTTCTTCACCTGTTGTAACCCCGATTGTGGTGATTTGTCCTGCAAATAAAATTTCGGCAATAGCGGGATTTCCGTCTTCATCTAATGCGACTAACATTAATTGCGCATCTCGTCCTCGTACTCGCTCATTCATCACTTCACCAATCAATGATGAGTCAAATCCTGATAGTTTCATAATTAATTGTTGAGGACTCGTTGTCATATTTTCACCGACAGACTCAATGGCACCAAATTGTCCAACGCCTTGGTAGATTTCACCTGCAATAATAATGTTACCCACACCCGTATGTGCTCTCACTACACCTGATTTTAAATCTAAACGCGAGGCAACAACTAAATAATACCCATCATTGATAGCCTTCACCATATCGTTACTAAAGGGATGATATTTCATGTTAGCGCCTCTTCAAATGTCAGTGAGGTGTTTGTCAGAATACCCGGTCTGCGTTGAAAATTACCCTGATCGTTACTGGTTAATTTGAAAATGCCGTAAGGAGTTTCATTTTCTATCGTGTCATTTAATGCAGGTGCATAACGCAATATGGGCGCAATGGGAATGGTTGCATTGCCTTGTGCATCACTCACAACATTCGCCGTCACTCGCTTTAATTCATCATTTACAGTGATATAGTCACCTATTCGCAGAATAATACTATTCGGTAACCAGTCCTTACTTTCTAGTAATTTTCCTGTTTGGTTAGGACGGCTGACTTTCGGTTTTCCTCGTTGAATCAGACCCGAACGCGCCCAATCGCTAATTTTTACTCGACCACTTTCACCATCTAACTCCGCAACAACCGCCTCTAAAATTCTTGCCTGCTCGTCAGTTAAATTATTAAATGACATACTGCAGCGCCAATGAGAACCTGGGAAGCGCACGGTTTGCACACTTCCCGTAAAGGCTGATGTAAAGGTTTTACTGTTACTAATGAGTTCCAACTCAGTGTGGTTGGCATAATGGTGTGTGGCCACGATAATATCGTCGCCATTTATCGTAAATTCCTTCTCAATGAACCGTTGGTTTGAAAGTCTCGCATAATGTCAGACTTCGCTTTTGATGCACCTTGCTCAGCCCCCATTCTGGCAGCCTCTTGCATGGCTTGATATAGCGCTTCATCACCATTACCTGTTACATGAAATGTCTGGTGAATAATCGTATCACCAGAGGAAGCAGAGCCACCACCTGTCGCCCTCACGCCCAAGGAGCCATCAGGGCCACGTTTTAATGGCATAATGGCTTCACTTCCTGCTTCCCCCATTAAACCAAGACCCGGCGCTCCACCTTTGGCAAATGCAAATAAGGTCGGTGAACTCACCACCTGATCGCTATATTGACTCAGACTAGGTGAACTATAAACATCCCCTTTTGCATTGGCTTTAACTCCTACCTCTAATACGTCCCACACATCACGAGTTTTGTGTGCATGCAATTCATCAACAATACCGCAATGAATGTTTAAACCATCAAGATTATTAGCATCACTGGAAAGCGGTTCAAACTTAGAGGCGGTTCTTTCTTGGTAAATAGCCAGTTTATTAAATTCAAATAAACGACCTAACGTCGCTTTGGACTTTTTCAGCATGTTCTTCGCATCTTCAAATACGATACGAGCCTGATCACGCGTTGTGGCTGCAGAGTAAACTTCGGCACCACCTTCACCATCAGCACCGGTCATATACAGCCCAATACCGGATGACAATGTGGATTTTGCATTTTTACGTGCAACTTCGTCATAAGCCGTGCGAAAACGACGGACAAAGACAACATCACCGTCTTCGTCCACAACTTCTTTACCCGTTTGTTCATCAATTAACGGAATAACAAAGCCAAAAATATTAATTAAGATAAAAACATGCCACGGCATTAAATCAATAGGCTTGCCTGCTAATGCCCCTTTGACATGAGGAATAAAACTATAAAAATCGAGTATGTGCTGTGCGCGATCTTCAATGAAATAGATGCCACGCTCAGGCCCATGCTCTATATCATTTAAAAATCGTTGGCACGCTAAACGTACCAATTCGCACGCAACAATTTCTCCAGCAATCACCTGTTCGGCGTACTGAATTCCATCTGCTACGATTGCCATTCATCATTTGCGCTTTTTCAAAAATGCCTCGAAAGGATCTTCTTCGGCAGGAGTGTTCATAGTGACTTTTGCTCGAGAAGCGGGAGTCATACCAAATTCACTTAACATGGCACGAATACGTTTCCATGCATCAGATTTCATAGCGACTGCAGGATGCGCTTTTTTTAATTTATCTCCCATCGATGACATGACATCGTATGTATAACCTTCTTCATCGAGTGTCTCGCAATGTTGTCGGTACTCAACATAGGCTTCGACTAACATTTCTAATGCTTTAGCATCAAGTGTGCTCATCACACCTAATGCGTTTAATTCTTCCCCTATTCGTTTAAACCAATACTTTCCCCGCTTATCAAAATACTTCGGAGTTTGGGGTACCCCTGAAGGAGGCTTTGTCTCTTTTTTATTAATCGGTCGTTTTGATGGGTTACCCCTCACCAATTGCAGGTGTGACGGGGTTTTAGGCGGTCCTGCCATAATAGAAATCTCCTATTAATTATCACTTGGGTATCCCCAAAAAAAGTTTTCTAACCTGCGGTGATGTGAAAAGAGGTAAGGGGGCGGTCCTAGAGTGCGAGAGTGGTAGAGATTTTACCAGCCCCTCCTCGGCTAGATATGACACTGTGTTATCCTTGACCAATATTACCTTTCATCTGCTGTTCTGCACCGATATAGCCCACAGCAAGCAATGCTTCACCATCAGGGTATTCAGTCAGTAACTTTTTTATTTCAGTAATACAATGTTCAACTTTCGCTTTGCTTTGTTCGGGGAGTTCAGCAACCAGTCCCTTAAACATAAGTAAGGTCTGTTCATCTTGCGTCATTTTATTCTTTCCTTTGCTGTCTTCGCTCTATGACAGGACCAACATAGGCTTTGCAGGTTATCTTCTGCATCGGTACCCCCATGTGCTTTAGCAATGATGTGGTCAACCGTTTTCGCTTCGGTGGCTCGCCCTGCTCTTAAACATTCTTGGCATAGATACTTATCGCGCTTGAGTATACGTGCTCGTAACTTATCCCATTGGGTACCATAACCACGTTGATGGCGAGACTTACCGCGTTGGTGGGTTTCCCATCCTAAGTTTTGATGATCTTCACAGTAACCATTACGTTCTGTTGTTGTCTTAGCGCATCCCTGTTTACGACATGCGCGAGGTATGCGAGGTGGCATGCTTATTTCCTTTTACTTCTAGCTACACGATGCCTTGCTAAATATATGGTTCACCGCTTGTGCCCATGCCTGATGTTCTTCTTGCCTAGCTTTTATTAGCTCATTGATACTTGCATCTTGTCGATCGGCTAGCATGCGTAAATCTGTCAGTTGGTCCTTGGTGTCAGCATCTAACTTATTACTGACGAGCACACCTTTATATTCAGCAGAATTAATAAAGGCATCTTTGATAAATAACTTACCAGAGAACTGTGGTGTTGATTTAGGCTTCACACCTACATCTTGCTTCAATTGCTTAATACGGGTTAGTTGTTCTTCTAACTTATCTAAGTCTGATGTATCTACTGAGACTTTTAATTGAATAGCGTTATCTGACATGGTGTTCTCCAATAAAAAAGCCACCAGCGATTAGCTAATGGCTATTAGTGCTAACTGAATACTTTATTAATAAAGCATTTATTCTGCATACCCGATTAACCCGTGAGTCATCGTTTCCCATAAATAATGGAAACGTCCAGTCGTGGGTCTTGTTCGCTGTAAAAACACCTCTGTTTCTGTCAAAGTGTTTCCTTTACGTACTACATACTCATTATAACCAATTTCAAATGTCCCTACTGTGTTTAGCTTTATTCCTTCATAGTCTTTACACAATTGAGGCAAACCTGAATCATTATTTTGATACTTAGCATGCAGTTCCATTGTTTTTTGTAATCTTTCCGCAGCTTTAGTCTCTTTATCATTGTATAAATCAATACCTTGAATATAGGCTGTTTCAGCCACATTGATTAAAGCCGCAATACCGTAAGCGGTATGTTCAAAATCCCGGCAACTCTCTTTACTTAATCCATCAGTGAGCTCAGTTGGATTATTCCATGTTCCCACTATTTGTGATGTTGGTCTTGAGCACCATGAAGTATTTGCAGGGATTGGACCATCTGACTTTAAGTAAATATAGGCAGGTAAAAGGCTTTTCCATTTATCAATAGCCTCATTAAAGAGTGCTTCATTTCTTGTGAAAATACCAATATTAAGCATTCCCTCTATACCACTAGCCTGCCAATTGTTGTTGTAACAACCATATGCCCCAGAAAACATCCTTTTTATATCTGGAAGGTATTGTTCAGAAAACATTTTTTTTACTTTTGCCTTTTCTTCTTTTGTCCAGCCAGCGTAGGTGTATTCCAAAATTTCAGCCGCTCTTGTAAAAGTCTCAGCTGACCAGGCAGCTTGTAGTGGACCATTAGAATTTGTATGTCCTCCTTCTAATGTTTCAGCCCAAGCATTAAGTATTTTTCTGGTATTTTCAGCATATTGAGTATTTCCTGTTAATTGCCAAAGAATAACTTGTGTATATGCTGCAGAAGCATCCCTTGTTTCATCAGTGCAACCAAAATTAGGGTTACTGTATGAGCCACATTCTACCGTTTTCCACGGTGTTGGCTTATAATCCAATTTTGCTCTTGGATCCTTTAATATTTTTTCATATGCAGACTTCCAAGGTTCGCTATTAAGATTATTTTTTACAAAACGGAACTGAGCTTTCGTTTCTAAAATACCAGGATGCACCATATCCATTGATGCAATAGCTCTATGTGAAACTGCTACACTCGCTAATATACATAAAATACCAACCATATATTTCTTCATTGTAAACATTCCTTTTTAATATATTCCTGTAAATACAGCGTTTGCTGTTCGTTCTCTACTATCATTTCTCTGAGACGTAGATAATCTTGTTCAACTGCTTTGTTAAATCGTGCGGAGGTTTCATTGCTTCCGCTTTCGGTGGAATTCTTGGTGACTGCTGGACACTCGGCTTTGACATACACCCGCTTGTTACCAAAGTTAACAGCATCACGAAGAGTGTTGATTTCATTCTTTGCACTGGCTAACTCCTGCGTGTATTTAATATCGAGTTGGTTTAATCGAGTGATACGGGCTTGGTAGTCTTTGTTGATGTCTATTTGCTCTGAAAGCTGACTGCTGAGATGTTCATTTTCATTTGTGAGCTTCTGGTTTTCGACAACTTGCCAGTTAAGCAACCCACCTAGAACACAAACGCCCAAAATAATTACCGATGCCAGCTTTATATTCATGCTGGTATCTCAACATGTGGACAGTCTATAAATTTAGCTTCAATTGGTAATGATGGGTCATTCTTCCAATTAATACCGAAACGTAACTTAACATCTAATTCGTCAGAGGCTTGTTTAACTGCTTCCAGTAAAGGCTTGAACTCTTCAATCTGCCACTTTGTATTGACGGGGATAATATCGACTGCATGGCCTGTTATGTGACGACTGTTCATCGTTTGTGATTTACCCGTAGCAACCATTTCTTTTTGTCGCGCTTGAGTTCGCAATCCTTCAATAACAATAAAATCGACAGGCGTTATCTCTAGAGCTCTGCGAATAATTTTCACTAAGTCAGGATTAACATCCTTGAGATTATTTTCACTGCGCTGACTGAATTTAAAGTTAATCATCTTTTGCCTCCTGTAAATTTATCCCAGAAGAAATCCAATGCTAAAGAGCCAGCAGAACCACATAAGCCAGCCGTAAATAATGTGTAGTAAAACGAGGCGTTAAGCTCTATTGATATAAGCCCTCCCATCATTCCAGCAAAGCCAGATACGAACATTTGCATAATTGCTCCTACCCAGCTCCACCGATAACCATTGCGTTTATTGTCGATAATATATCTAGCTAATCCGCCGTATAGGGAGATAGCGAATATGACACCCCATGCGGTGGCACTGAATTTATTGTTTTCATCCATTCGTGTCATACCGCCTCCTTTCTGGAGGAATTTAGTTAATAAGGTGCCGACTCACAGCTCTTATGTGAACGTGATAACAAGGGTAATTGTTCTGTAATCGGCATATACGGAAAAAGGCCACATAAGCGGCCTGTTAAAATAGATAACTATTATGTTTCAAGCTGAATATTCCTACTGTAATAAATTTTTATAGA